GGCCCCCCCGGCGCGGTAGCCCCGGCCCCCGGCGCGGCCCCAAAAAGGCCGTCCGCACCCCCGGCGACCAACCCGGCGACCAAGCCCCCGACCAAGCCTCGGGTCCTACCCCGAGGTCAAAGTTTTGGGTGTCCCGCTCGCACCGATCCGCTAGTGAAAAAGCGACGAAACGGTTGGTTTCTCAATAACTTCGTCCAGTTTTCCAAAGTTTTTGAACATTTCCCCGCACGTTTGGTCACCTCCCCCATGACTGATCCCAAGTTGACGCCGCACATGGCGCGGAACATCGAAATCTGGCCGATCTCGCGGCTCGTGCCCTATGACCGCAACTCCCGGACCCATACCGACGCCCAGGTTGCCCAGGTCGCGGCCTCGATCATCGAGTTCGGTTTCACGAACCCGATCCTCGTCGACGGCAAGAGCGGGATCATCGCCGGCCACTGTCGCCTGCGCGCCGCTCAACTCCTCAAACTGACCGAGGTGCCAGTCATTCCGCTCGATCATCTCTCGGAGGCGCAGAAGCGCGCCTACATCATCGCCGACAACAAGCTCGCCGAACTGGCCGGCTGGGACGAGGAGATGCTCAAACTAGAGCTCGGTGAGCTCCGCGCGGACGACTTCAACCTTGAACTGATCGGGTTCCCCCAGGAGGAGCTCGATGATCTGCTGAATCTCGGCGAGGAGGGCGGGAAGGCGGGCCTCACCGACGACGACGACGCGCCAGAGGTCGCCGAAAACCCGGTCTCGCGGCCCGGAGATCTGTGGGTTTTGGGTAATCACCGGGTGATGTGCGGCGATTCGGTCGTACTGACCGACGTCGAGCGGCTAATGGCCGGCGCGAAAGCCGATCTGGTCTTCACGGACCCGCCATACAACGTCGATTACACCGGATACACGAAGGAAAAGCTGAAAATCCAGAGCGACAAGATGACGACCGAGGAGTTCGTGGCCTTCCTTCAAGGTACGTTCGCGTCTTACCGCGTTTTGATCAAGCCCGGCGCTTCGATGTACGTCTGCCATCCGTCCTCATTCCAGCGGGAGTTCCAGAACGCGCTCGAAACGGCTGGATTTTCCGTCCGGGCGCAGATCATCTGGGCCAAGAACACCTTTGCCTGGGGCTTCGGCCGCTACAAGTTCCAGCACGAGCCGATCTTCTACTGCCATGTCGAGGGCGAGTCCGACGCTTGGTACGGCGACAAGACGCAATCCACGCTGTGGCAGGAGAAGAAGCCCGCGGCGAACCGGCTGCACCCAACGATGAAACCGGTCGAGTTGATCGAACGAGCGCTGCGGAACTCGTCAAAGGCAGGCGATCGGGTCGTAGACCTGTTCGGTGGCTCCGGTTCGACGATGATCGCCTGCGAGAAGACGGGCCGGGAGAGTTCGCTGATGGAGTTGGACCCGAAGTACGCCGACGTGATCGTCAAGCGATGGCAGGACTTTACCGGGCGCCAGGCGGTGCACGAAGAGACGGGGCTGAGCTTCGAAGCCGAGGCGACCGAACGGGGGCGCGATCTTGTCGCGGCGTAATTCATGGCATCCGAGATGTCGATCAACGCCTATGCGCGTTACCGCGACTGCCGGCCGTACACCGTGCAGATGGCCATCAAGCGCGGCCGGATCCGGCTGAACGCCAATGGCAAGATTGATCCGGCGGAAGCCGATCAGATGTGGGAGGAGAACACCAACCAGCGGCTGAACACCCGCGGGAAGGACTCTCCGCATCAACAGGCGCCGGAGGCACAGCGCGCCAGAGCACGGGTGGAACCGCGGTCGCCGCCGGAGAGAAGCTCACCCGGCCCTCGAACGGCGCAGACGGGCACCGGCAATACCCCAACCTTCTCCGAGGCGCGGGCCGTGAAGGAGTTCTACTCGGCCAGGCTGACGAAGCTGGAGTACGAGAAGGAGTCCGGAACGCTCATCAGCGCCAACGAGGTGAAGGTACAAACGTTCAATCGGTTCCGGGCGTTTCGGGACCAGATGCTGAACATTCCGGACCGGATCGCTGACGAGTTGGCGGGGATCTCGGACGCGCACGAGATCTTCCGGATCCTCACCGACGAGATCAAGTCGGCGTTGAACGAGCATGCCAGTGAAACCGGCGCTTAGAAGCCACTCTGCACCTACTGCCTGCCCACCACAAAGACATCAGCATGACTCGCAGCCCAAAAGTTGCCATAGCGGCGCCAATTCCTTAAATTGAATCCGGAGCCACAACAAGGCTTCCGCGGGTGGTATCGGTGGTCGCTTGTCCAGCGCGAAGGCAAGCAGATCCTGTGCTTCCTTGTCGTCATCCCGCTGCAGGATTCCCATCCACTCGTTGTAAAGACTGCGGCCGATGTTGGCATATACCCCTGAGAACTGCGAGAGCAGGTCTTGGCGGGCTCCAGCATCGTCGTCCGCATCTCCGAAACAAAGCTCAAGTGTGCTCTGCAAATAGGGTGTGGAGAGGTTTGGCACGAAGGGCATGGCGATCAAACAAACTTCCCAATTATCACTGATCCGGCCGTTTGGCAACGCCGGATTCAACACCTTCGGCTAAGCTGTTTCCCGCAGACCGCCGACCCCCGGATTGCACCCCGGACGGGAATCCTTGGGGATGAACCGACACAGTTCGCTCCGTTACCGCACCAAGCCAAGGCAGCGGTTTTTCTCGTCGCGGTCCGTGATGCGGTAACAGTACTGCTTCTCTCTGGTCACCTGCGCGAGACACATGTTCTGCGCATTGCGGTTTTGGATTCGATAGCAGTACTGTTTTTCGCCCTTGGCCATTGCCAGGCAACTGTTCTGCGAGTCCCGATCGCGAATCCGGTAGCAGTCCTGAGGCGCGGAAATAAGCACCGCCGTCGCGGCCAGCAGATAGAGAAAAAGGAACTTCATGGCGTCAGGTATATCAGATACGCAGAGCGCCGAACTGCTGATTGCTCGCGCGGTAGCCGATGCGATCCGTCCGGATCCGCCGCTGTCGGTCTGGAAGTGGGCCGACGAGTACCGGATGCTCTCGAGCAAGGCCGCCTCGGCGCCGGGCAAGTACCGCAGCGAGCGGACACCGTACTTGCGCGAGATCATGGATTGCCTTTCGGTCGAATCCCCGGTGCGGAAGGTGGTGGTCAAGAAACCGGCTCAGGTCGGCTTCTCCGAGGCACTCAACAACTGGATCGGCTACGTCATCCACCACGCACCGGGGCCAATGTTACTGGTGCAGCCGACGGTGGATCTCTGCAAGCGGTATTCGAAGCAAAGGATCGCGCCAATGATCAACGAGACGCCGGCGCTGAGTTCCCGCGTCGCCGAGGAGAAGAGCCGGGATTCGTCGAACACCATGCTCGAAAAGGAGTTCCCCGGCGGGATGTTGCTCATGACCGGCGCGAACTCTTCGGTCGGCCTGCGCTCGATGCCTGCGAAGTTCCTGGCGCTCGATGAGATCGATGCGTATCCGCCGAATGTGGACGATGAAGGTGACCCGATCGAGCTGGCCGTGGCCCGTACGTCCACCTTTGCCCGCTCGAAGATTTGCATGGGCTCGACGCCAACGGTCACCGGGCGCAGCCGCATCGATGTGGCTTTCGAGGAGACCGACCAGCGCCAGTTCTGGCTGCCATGCCCGCACTGCAACGACCCGCAGGTGCTGCACTTCACGCGCCTGGTATGGCCCAAGGGCAAGCCCGCGAAGGTCGAGTACCAGTGCATCCACTGCAATCAGTTCATCCAGAACTACCAGAAGACCTGGATGCTCGCGCGCGGAGAGTGGCGGCCGACGGCCGAATGCGATCCCACCATTCGGGGCTACGCCCTGACCGGGCTGCTTTCGCCGGTCGGATGGCTTAACTGGGCATCGATCGCCGCCAAGTACGAGCAGGCGGAGAAGAAAACCGACTTCCTGCAGACCTTCTACAACACCGTTCTCGGTGAGTCCTATAGCCTGGGCGGGGAGACGCCCAACGACGCCCGGCTGTATGAACGACGCGAGTCGTATCCCATCGGCCGGGTGCCGCGCGGGGGCTTGTTCCTTACCGGCGCGGTGGACGTCCAGATCGATCGGCTCGAGGTGGAAATCAAGGCCTGGGGCCGGGGGCGGGAAAACTGGTCGGTCGATTACATCGTCATTCACGGCAGCCCGAAGGACCAGGTCGTCTGGGACCGGCTGACCGAGATCGCCGAGTCCAGTTGGCCGAGCGACTACGGAACGACGATGAAGCTGTCGCGCCTCGCCGTCGACTCGGGCTATGCCGCCGACCAGGTGTATGCCTGGGCGCGGGGGAAAGGCAGCACCGTGATGGTGATCAAGGGCGACTCGCGCGTACCGGCTGTGCTGGGGGCGGCATCCGCGGTCGAGGTCGGCCCGATGGGCCGCAAGATCAAGTCCGGCGTGAAGATCTGGCCGGTGAACGTGAACTTCGTCAAAGAGGAGCTGTATCGCTGGCTGAACCTTGACGTCCCGGATCTCGAAGCCGGCGAGGCGTATCCGGATGGTTTCTGTCACTTCCCGCAGTACAACCGCGAGTACTTTGCGCAGCTGACCGCCGAGCAGTTGGTCACGATCACCGACAAGCACGGCTATCGCAAAACGCAGTGGCAGAAGATGCGCGACCGCAACGAAGCGCTCGACTTGGCGGTCTACAACCGGGCTGCCGCGGTCGCCTGGGGAATCGACCGGATGGAAGAGAGGCACTGGGCACACCTTGAGGAGTTGCTTGGGGCGCGGAAGCAGCGGCTTGAGGAGGCGCTTCGTGCGCCGAACACCGTGACGCCCGAACAACCGGCAACCCAGGTGGCGGCGCCGGTCTCACCCGCAGCCGGGTCCCCCCGCCGGCGCATCCGCTTCCGCTTCAACTAACGCCATGGCCCTTACCGATCAAGAACTCGAAAAACTCCAGGACGAGACCCTCGTCAACTATTTCTCTGGCGCGCAGGAGATCCGGCACGGCGACCGCATGATCCGAATGCATGACCCGGACAAGGTGAAGACCGTGATCGAAGACCTGGAGGCGCGGCGGCGAGCCGCTACCGGACAGCCGACGCGGCGCCGGATCCGGATCTACGTCAGCAACGGACTTTAGATGAGCCTAATCCTTCTCAATCTTCCGGCGCCTCCCGCGCCGTCAGCGCCCGAACGGCGTGGCCGTCCCCGCGCATCGACCTCCAGTCACTCCGGCTCCCGCGGGCGCCGCGCAGCGGCTTGGCAGGCCAGTTCGGCCGGTCCGAACGACATCGCGCAGCAGGATCTGGAACTCACCCGGAACCGGTCCCGCTTGGCGAGCCGCAACAGCGCCTATGGCGGCAATGCCATCGATAGCCTGGTCGCCAACCTGATCGGAACCGGGATCAAGCCGCTGTCCCAGCACCCGGACGCCAAAGTGCGGGAAGCCATTCACGCCGCCTGGCGACGCTGGACCGATCAGGCAGACTTTGATGGGCGCACAGACCTTTATGGTCTGCAGTCATTGGTCACCCGGACGATGGTCGAGGCCGGCGAGGTGCTGGTTCGCTTTCGGCTGAACCCCAAAGGCGATACGCCCTTTCAGATCGAACTGCTCGAGCCCGACCATCTGCCGGTTTATCTCAGCCGGTTCCCCAGCAGCGACCTGCCGAAGGGGCACCGCGTGGTGTGCGGCGTCGAGATCGACGGCGATGGGCGACGGCAGGCTTACCATCTGCTGCGCGGTCACCCGAATGAGAGCCACGCCTACGGATTCACCGGGGCGACGGAGACGGTACGGATTCCGGCCAGTGAGATGCTTCATATCTTCCACTGCCTGCGCCCGAAGGAAATCCGCGGCACACCGTGGCTCGGGCGGGTACTCTGGAAGCTCTATCAGCTCGACACCTACGACGACGCCGAGTTGACGCGCAAACAGATCGCCGCCTCGATCACGGGCTTCATCATGGGCAGCCCGCAGGAAGGGGCGCCGCTGCTCGACGTGCAACCGGGCATGGGGAGCGTGGCCGATGCGGTGGCACAGGTTGAGCCGGGAACGCTGGTGGATCTGGCGCCCGGGGAGACGGTCGACATTCACGAGGCGGCCGACGTGGGCGGGATGTACGAGAAGTACATGCAGCAGCAGTTGCGGGCGATCGCGGCCGGCTGCGGCGTGACCTATGAACAGCTGACAGGGGATCTGACGGAGGTCAACTACTCTTCGATCCGGGCCGGCCTTCTCGAATTCCGGCGCCGCTGCGAGCAGCGCCAGCACCAGACCTTCGTCTACCAGTTCTGCCGTCCGATCTTTAACGAATGGATGCGGTGGGCGGTGTTCTCAGGCGAACTTGTTCTGCCGAACTACCTGCGGGAGCGCGCGGCCTACCACGAGGTTAAGTGGGTGACGCCGGGTTGGGCGTGGGTGGATCCGCTGAAAGACGCCAACGCCGCCATTCAGCAGATCAAGTTCGGGCTGACCTCGCGCGCCACCGTGGTCAACGAGAAGGGCGAGGACATCGAGCAGATCGACAGAGAGAACGCGCAGGATCAGCAGCGCGTTAAGCGACTCGGCCTGCAGTACGGGGATCCGCCGCCCACAGCTAAGGGACGCCCCGTGGCGAATCGCAAAGCTGCAGCATTGGCCGAAGAAACCCATATCCGGAGCGATGGGGATACTTTCACCCGCGTGGGCTTAATCGACGTTGAGAGAGACTTCTCCGAGTCCAGCGTGTGAGGGGCGCACCCTGATATCGATGTCATGCCCAAGACAGGTCAAGAATTCCATCATGCGCTCGACGGAGAAGCGCCCCGTATAGCCCCGCATGAGATTGGAAACGTGCGGCTGTTTGATTCCCAGCGCAGCTGCCGCTTGAACCTGACTGAGCCCTCGTTTCTTGACCGTCTGCTGAATCTGAAGCAGCAAACGGGCTTTGAGAAGTTCCTGTTCCGGATTGGCGAAACCGAGGTCTCGGAACACATTTCCGCTACTAGAAGTAACCTCGATCTCGGACGCGCCCTTTTTCGTGCCTTTGGTAGCCATTTCAATTCTGCCTTTCTCGATAATCACGTTCTGCCGCCGCGAGCCGGGCCTGAACGAGTTCCATGTCCCGACGGGGAGTTGCAATACCGGACTTCGACTTCTTCTGAAACGCGTGGAGAACGTAGACCATATCCGAAAAGCGGACCGTGTATACGGTACGCCAGGTATTCCTGCTCTCGTCGGTTACGATTTCCAACACAGAACGGCCGCCAAAGCCCTGCAGAGCCTTGACGCTTGGATGTTCGATACCGGATTGAGCCGCGAACAACGCTTGCCCAACGTGCCGTTGTACCGACTTGGGAAATCGGCGCAAATCCGCCAGTGACGAGCCAACCCACCGGACTTGCTTCAGAAGTGAAGCCACTCCCGCAGTATACATGTTTTTGTATACCCAGACCTTTGATTGCCCAGTTGTTACCAGGAGCGTTTCATGAAAGAAACTATGCCACCCAAGGTGGCCCATCCGCTGGCCCGGCTGGCGACGCGGGTGTTCGGCACCCCGTTGTTGATTCAACCCAACAAGCTCGAGGTCATTCTCTCTGCCGTGGGACCACGCTTCGTCATCGACGGTTTTCCTGTCGCCGCACCGGAGCTGTCGGCGCACGCAGAGCAGCTGGACCGGGAGACACTTGCCGTCACCCCCGACGGCCTGGCGATCATCGACATCTCCGGGTCACTGGTCAACCGGTCCTCCTGGCTCGACGCGCAGTCGGGCATGACCAGTTACGCGCAGATCCGCAGCGAGCTCGAGGCTGCCATGGCCAGCCCGGCGATCCACGGAATCCTGCTCCACATTGACTCGAACGGCGGGGAGTGCGCGGGCTGCTTCGACCTGGCTGACGCCATCTTTGCTATGCGCGGCGCCAAGCCCATCTGGGCGGTGGTCGATGACGCCGCCTTCTCGGCCGCCTACATGCTGGCCTCTGCCGCGGACAAGGTCTTTGTTTCGAGAACAGGCGGGGTCGGCAGCATCGGCGTCGTCGCAACCCATGTCGACGCCAGCGGCTGGGATGAGAAGGCCGGGCTGAAGTACACAATGCTGACCGCCGGAGCGCACAAGAAGGACTTCAACGCCCACGAACCGCTGTCGGAGGGCGCCCGCAGCCAACTGCAGGCCGAGATCGACCGCCTTTATGGGCTGTTTGTCGACACTGTCGCCCGGAACCGGGGCATGCCCGCCGAGGCCGTGCGCGCCACCGAGGCCCGCCTCTACTTCGGTGAAGGTGCCGTAGCGGCCGGGCTTGCCGACGCGGTCTTCCCCTTCGACCAGGCCGCCGCACAAATGGCGGCGAACATTCGCCGCGCGCCGCCCGGGCATGACATAGCTCCATACCCGCTGAGGGCCGATGTGCCCGTTGCCATCCCGCTTCCGGATCCCGACGATCCGCAACCACCAAACGAACCCGAGGAAAACCATATGAACGAACAAGATGCTCTGCAGGCCGCTACCCCGGCCGCCCCCGCCGCGCCAGCTGCGCCCCCTGGTCCCGCAGCGACGCCCGTCGCCCCGGTTCCTCCCCAACCTGTCCAGCTGCCTCCCGCCCCGTCGACGCGGCCTTCGGCCAGCGCCGAGGAGATTATGGAACTCTGCGAACTGGCCGGCTTTGACCTGGCGACGGCGCGGGAGATGCGTTCGCGCAACCTGACCACCGCCCAGGTCCGCCAGGAGTTGCTGGCCCGCCGCGAAGGTGCGGGGCCGAAGGGTCTGAGCTCCGTGGTCATGCCCGCGGCCTTGAACCACACCGAGCAAATGGAGCGCGCTGCGCGCGAAATGGCGGCCAAGACGGGGCGCAGCTGGCAGCAGCACTATGCCGAACAGCTCATGACGAACCCCGTTGTCTATGACCAGTATCTGGCCTCGAATCCGGCCCAGACCCAGACGCTTTCCTAGAGCAAAGGACAAGGAACCCTATGTACGAAGAATCGCTCCGCTGTGTGACCCTTGAGGCCGGGCAGGACCTATCGGCCTCGCAGTTTTGCTTTGTTTCAATCGCGGGGGACGGGCAGGTGGACCCGACCGGCGCCGGGGCGCTGACCGACGGTGTTCTGCAAAATGATCCCAACGCGACCGGCACCGCCGCCACGGTCGCCATTGGTGGAATCTCCCGCGTGGTTTGCGGGGGCGTGGTGAGCCGCGGGGCCCTGGTCGCCAGTGACGCCTCCGGCCGCGCCGTTGCCGCCACTACCGGCGCCGAAATCGCGGGCCGCGCGCTTACCGCCGGGACCGTCGGCGCATTGATTCCCGTCCTTCTGAAGCTCAGCGGCCGGGCCACGGCGGCCTAACGAACCGCCTCCATCGAACCATCGAGGATATCTATGAAACCCACTCCATCTCAGCTTCACGTCAACCGGCCGCTCACAAACCTCTCGATTGCCTTCATGCAGTCGCTCGATGGTTTCGTCGCCGACCGGGTGTTCCCCGTCATTCCGGTCGACAAGCAGAGCGACCTGTACTACGAGTACGCCCGCGGCGACTGGAACCGCAATCAGATGCGTAAGCGCGCTCCGTCCACCGAGTCGGCGGGCAGCATCTACTCGGTGTCGAACTCGCCCTACATCTGCGACGTCTATGGTCTGCACAAAGACATCGACGACCAGGTCCGGGCCAACGCCGACTCGATCTTCCAAGTGGATGCCGAAGCCACGTTGTTCTTGAGCCAGCAGGCGCTGCTCAGCCGCGAGATCAACTGGGCGACCGATTTCTTCCGGTCCGGCGTGTGGACGACCGACATCACGGGCGTTGCGACGGCGCCCGGCTCCGGACAGGCGCTGCAGTGGAACGATCCGCAGTCGACGCCGATCGAGAACATTCGCCTCGCCAAGCGTTCGGTGCAGCAGATGACCGGCTTTCTTCCGAACAAACTCACCATCGGAGCCGAGGTATGGGACGTCCTCGTCGATCACCCCGACATCGTCGACCGGATTAAGCACAGCGCCTCGAATGATCGCCCGGCCATCGTGACCAAACAGGCGGTGGCCTCCTTGCTCGAGCTCGAAGAGATTCTGGTCATGCAGTCCATCCAGAACACCTCTGGCGAAGGGCAAGCCGCCACGCACTCCTTCATCGGGGGCAAGAAGGCGCTGCTGACCTACACCCCGCCCACTCCCGGACCGCTGACGCCGGCGGCCGGGTACAGCTTTGCCTGGCGCGGTTATCTGGGCGGCACCTCCCCGATCGCCATCAGCCGTTTCCGGTTGGACCACATCAAGTCCGATCGGATCGAGATTGAAGCGGCCTATGACCAGAAGCGTGTGGCGGCGGATCTGGGCTTCTTCTGGAACAGCATCGTGGCGTAAGGAGAAGCAAATGCAGACGACCGCGAAGTTCGATCCAAGCGCCCAGTTCGTGGTGCGAAAGACGCTGACGATCGACGGAGTTTCGTTCTTCCAAGGAGACCGCTTCCCGAAAGAAGCGGTCTCCGCCCGACGTTTGCGGCAACTGTTCAGTTCCCGGTGGATCCTGGCAGCCCCGGAAACGGCATCGGCGTCGATGCTGGAAATTAGCCCCAAAAAGGAGAAGAAGCGTGGGATATGAAAAACTGAAACGTCCGTTGCGGGTCCCGGGCGCCAACCTGGGAGCAGCCGAGATCCGCACCGCCCAACTCAGCCTGACGCCGGCGCAAGTCAAAGCCCTGCGCGCTACGCCGCAGGCGCTCGTGGCGGCACCGGGCGAAGGGTTCGCGCTGCAGCTGCTCGGCGGCACGATCATCTATGACTACACGGCCGTGTTCACCGAGACGGCCGACAACCTGGTGATCCGCTACACCAATGGCTCGGGCGCCGCGGCGTCCTCGGTCATCGAAACCACCGGTTTCCTTGACCAGACTGCCGATCAAATCCGGCCCATTGTGCCGGTCAATGATGCGGCCATTGCCGGTAACGCACCGCTGATCCTGCACAACAATGGGGACGGCGAGTTCGGCGGCACGGGCTCGCCTCTCCGCGTCGTGGTCGAGTACCTCGTCGTGCGGACGGGCCTGTAGCGTGGCGTGGACCGATCGACTGCAGCGGATGAACCCATTACTGCACCGGGTCTTCGGCCGCGAGGAGGTGTTCTACTGCTCGACAGTAGACAACTCGGCCCGGCTGATCCGCCCGATCGAGATGGACGGAGCGGAGACGGAAGACGAATCGCCGGGCCGCGTCATGCGGCTGGAGGTGCTGCCCAGTGATCTCTCCGTCCCGCCGGCAACCTCCGACACCGTAGAGGTCGGCGATGACCTGTACGTCGTCGTGCGCGTGGATCAGACGCTCACCGGCGTGTACCAACTGACTCTGCACAAAGATGGCTAAGCTCAAGGTCTCGGTCAAACGTTCGGTCCGTCTCCGGGGGCCGAATCTCGACAACGGCGCTCTGACCCAGATCGGTCAGGTAATGGTGGCGACGATCAAGGCGCGCATCGCCCAGGGCATGGACGCCGACGGCAACAAGGCGCTGCCGCTCAGTCGCTCCTACGCCATCTTCAAGGCAGGGTATCTCAAGAAGAACCGCGGGATCGGTACAAACCGGCCGATCCGGGATCTCTCTCTCAGCGGCGTCTCGATGCAGAACTACTCCCTGCGCCGGGCCGCCGAGAACGTCATTCGCGCCGATGCGACGACCCGTATGGCGCGATTGAAGCTCACTCGGGGCCAGGAGCAGCGCCGGAAGAACAAGGGCGTTACCGCAACCCTGGGCACCTCGCAGATGTTCGGGTGGGAGGGCCGCAACGTCGCCGACGTGCTGGCCG